GTGACGAAAGGCACACGATACTCTTATGTTGCTTGGACATGGTAATGAAATCAAATTCAAACTTTAAAATGGGCAAAGAACTGAAGGTTCTACTTTCAGGTCTTTCTGGTAAAAACAAGACTGACTACAAGCGTGAGATGATTCAAGCAATCATTGCTCCACGAATTGAATTCAAGAAGAAGAAAAAAGAAGAGGTGCAAGGTGACTGATCTGTTGATGGTAAGTCACTTTCATAAAGACTTTCCTTTTAATCATGAATCCTCTTGGCTGAAAGCAGCATACGCTGGTTCTCATGCGCCATACAAGTGGCAACCACCAGGTCCCGGCAATTGGATCAACACATCACAACATAAAAGTGTATATGGCTATCGTCACTATTACAGCATGTGTAGTGAAGATGAGTTTCTTCGTGCATTAGCACAACAAGCATCCGAGTATTACTTGTGGCATAATGGTCGTGCAGACTTCATTGGCTGTACAACATATCGTCGTTATTTGGACTTCAAAGGTGACTTGGGTAAAAATATTCTGAAATCATCGTTGCCGGCCACACAAGAAAGTGCTAATTACATGTCATCCGATGAACAGAAGGCGGCCGCACTCAAACTACTTGAGACACACGATGCGATTACGAATCACATCACACCATTGCCATACTCAGTTCGTAATCAGTATCTACAGTCACAACCAGCAGAGTATTTGAATCTGTTTTTAGAGGGTATTGAAAAGTTATTACCTGATTACAGAGACAAGATGAGTTGGTGGGATGACAACGGCGCCAGTTTTGAAACATGTTATGTCATGCGTAAGCAACTGTTCAGAAAATATGCTTCTGAGTTATTTGAACTTTTAGAATATGTGTGGCAGAACACAAGCAGAGTATATCCAACAACTACAACAACATCTGAGCCATTGCCTTGGAGATATCCAGGTTTTTTAGGTGAAAGATTTTTACCATTCTTCCTACACGCCAACAACGTAAACGTGGCTAGAACGTCACTTGTCATTTTGGAATAGTCGGAACGATTTTTTCGTCGTGCGCCATGCATGAAGTGAGTGCTTACTTATAATGAAAGAAAAATACGTAAAAGCCCATATGAAAGCGGCCAGCGTTTATGCTGAACTTTCAACTGCTCGTAGATTACATGTAGGTTGTGTAATCGTCAAAGACAATACCATCATTGGTATCGGATATAACGGCATGCCATCTGGTTGGGATAACAACTGTGAAGAAACTTTATATGTCCTCAAAGATGAATGTTATGAGACACCGGAATGGATGATTGCCAATGGTTATACCGAAACTGCTCATGGTTGGACACGGTTAACGTCTAAACCAGAAGTTCTACATGCCGAATCTAATGCTATTGCTAAAGTTTCTCGGTCAACAAACTCAAGTGATGGGGCAACAATGTTTATTACCCACGCACCGTGCTTGGAATGTGCTAAGATGATATATCAGTCAGGAATCAAGGAGGTTTACTACAAAAACGCCTACAGAAGTGATTCAGGTATCAATTTTCTAAAAAAATGTGAAATTAAAGTTATTCAATGTGAGGAGTAAATTATGAGCAATATCACAAAAGTAGCAAAACAATTGGCTGAAGCCAATCCTAAAATCTCTAAAGCATACAAGTATGATCTTGTGATGCGTGAGTTTGACAACAAGGTTGAATTGATCGGTCTTGTTGATGATCCAACATATGACATTGCCGATTTTGTCGGTCGTGAAATGTTGTTTCCAAAAAAGTGGGTAACACTTGATGTTTATGAACCAACTACAAGGGTATCTGTATGAGTGAAATAGTTTGTATCACATTTAAAACACATCAAACAATCATTGGTGAAGTAGTTGATAAAGGTGAGATTGGTGTAAAAGTAAAAAACCCAATGCAAGTCATTGCAGTGCCACCACGTTCAGCAAGTGATCCGGGTGGTGTTGGCTTTGCGCCATATCTTGCTTTTGTTGAAGAGTTTGATAAAGGTATTACTTTCAATAATAATGACATTCTAACAACCAATACACCCGTTTCTGATTTGCTGGCACAATATAGAAAAATGTTTAGCCGAATTGAAATTGCACCACCTGGTCTTGTGATTTAATGAGTAAATATTATACGAATGTTTGCGTCCACGGCAATCACATACTTTTTCGTGGAGTGAACAACGGTCGGAGAGTTAAGACAAAGGTCAAATACTCTCCGACTTTGTTTTTGCAGTCTAATAAACAAAACCAATGGCGTTCATTGTTCAATGAGCCATTGGAACCTATGACTTTTGATACTATTCGGGAGGCACGTGATTTTGTCAAACGTTACGAAGATGTTTCAAACTTTAAAATCTACGGCAATACACGCTATGAATACGCATTCATTGCTGACAATTTTAGAGGGATTGTTGATTGGGATATTTCTCATCTCTCTGTCGCTTTCATAGACATTGAGGTTGGTTCTGAAAATGGATTTCCTGATCCATACAAGGCTACTGAGCCTATTACAGCAATCGCTATTCATCAATTGAATGGCGGTACTACGGTTTATGGTTGTGGTGATTATGAGGTAAAAGGTGAAGAAACATACATTAAGTGTGAAGATGAAATCAATCTTTGTGAACGGTTTATTGCTGATTGGTCAAGCGACCATCCTGACGTTGTTACTGGTTGGAATATCAAGTTCTTTGATATTCCTTACCTTGTCAATCGTTTCTCACGTTTATTTGGGGATGATGTAGTAAACAAGTTGTCACCATGGTCTGTCTATTCTGAAAGAAAGACTGTGTTCAAAGGCAAAGAGCAGATTGTTTATGATCTGGTCGGCATTTCTGTTCTTGATTATCTTGAACTGTACCAATGGTATGCACCTGGTGGTAAAAACGCCGAGAACTATCGTCTAGATACAATCGCCAGTGTAGAACTTGGTGAAAGCAAACTATCATATGATGAGTATGATAATTTACATCAACTCTATAGACTTGATCATCAAAAGTTTATTGAGTATAACATCAAAGATGTGCATCTGATTTTGAAACTGGAAGATAAACTAAAACTGGTTGAACTTGCACTGACTCTGGCGTATGACACCAAGTGTAACTATGATGATGTATTTGCACAAACAAGAATGTGGGATGCACTGATCTACAACTATCTACTTGATAAGAAGATTGTTGTGCCACCACGCCGTATTGCCAAAAAGAGTGAAGCATTTGAAGGTGCTTATGTCAAAGAACCAAAAATTGGTTTACATAATTGGGTCGCATCATTTGACTTAAACAGTCTGTATCCGCATTTGATTATGCAATACAACATCTCACCAGAGACCTTGATTGAGAAAGATGATTATACTGATGATATGCGCCGTATTTCAACACAGGCATCGGTAGAAAGTTTGCTTGACCAAAAAATTGATACGAGTGTGATGAAAGATGTGACAGTTACACCAAATGGTCAATTCTTTCGTACAGACAAGCAAGGTTTTCTACCAGCAATGATGATTGAGATGTATGAAGACCGTAAAAAGTTTAAGAAGTTGATGTTGAAAGAACAGCAAGATTATGAAAACGAAAAAGACAAAGGTAGAAAAAAAGAAATTGAGAAGTTAATTGCAAGATACAACAATCTACAACTTGCAAAGAAAGTTTCGCTAAACTCTGCCTACGGTGCAATGGGTTCTCAGTATTTTAGGTTTTATGATTTGCGCCAAGCACTTGCTGTTACACAAGCGGGTCAACTCTCTATTCGTTGGATTGAAAACAAACTCAACGATTATTTGAATAAAATTCTAAAATCTAATACTGACTATGTTATTGCTTCGGATACAGATTCAATCTATCTTAATCTTGGTCCACTGGTTGACTCTGTGTATAAAGAAAAACCAGAGGCTCAGAAAGTTATCGCCTTCATGGACAAAATCTGTGAAGAGAAAATTCAACCATATATTGATAAGAGTTATCAAGAACTTGCTGAATATGTTCATGCGTTCGACCAAAAAATGCAGATGAAACGTGAAGGCTTGTCCGATAAAGGTATCTGGACTGCAAAGAAACGTTATATTCTAAATGTGTACAACAACGAAGGTGTTCAGTATGCAAAACCAAAAATCAAGGTCATGGGTCTTGAGATGGTCAAGTCATCTACACCTACCGCTGTACGTGCCAAGATGTATCAATTGGTTGATTTGGTTGTAAACACCGACGAAGAAACGGTACAAAAGTTTGTTGCCGACTTTAGAGAAGAGTTTCGTAAGTTACCTGTTGAAGATATTTCTTTTCCACGTGGCTGTAATGGCTTGAAAGAATATGCGGATTCTGTTACAATATACAAGAAAGGCACACCTATTCATGTGAAGGGTGCAATACTGTATAATCATTTCCTTAAACAGCACAATCTGATGACTAAGTATCCTTTGATACAAGAAGGTGAAAAGTTGAAGTTTACCTATCTCAAAACACCAAACCCTTTCAGAGATATGGTTGTTTCATTTCCAACAAGATTGCCAAAAGAGTTTGAGTTGCAAGAATATATTGATTATGAAACACAGTTTGAAAAAACATTTCTTGAACCGATTAAATTGATTCTTGATTGTATCGGTTGGCAAACAGAGAAGCAATACACACTTGAGAGTTTCTTTTCATGAAAAATATACGTGTAATCAGAACTGGTATTAATGTCTCAAAGATATTGAAACAGTTGCAGCAGTATCCAGAAGACTGGGGCAACCAAAAAAAAGTAAAAGGCACTGAACAACTTGACCATGAGAAGTACATTGTTACAACCGATGTACTTCAGTTGGTTATGGCAGGTTTGGAAAGAGAAGAACAATTTGTTGGTGATAGTGAACTTTGTATTCCAACACCGGCATACAAGCATCACACAGAAATCATAAGTTTTGTCAAAAGACATTTTAAAAAGTTTTGTCGTTGTGGTTTTTTGAAATTAGGTGTTGGTCAAACAGTTGGTAGACATATAGATGAAGGTACTTATTATCTGACAAAGGATCGTTATCATCTATCAATACAAGGTAGATACGAATACTTTGTTGGTGATGAATCAGTTATTGTTGAACCAGGAACTTTACTTTGGTTTAATAATAAGGCATTACACGGAACACTCAATGTCGGTGACGTTGATAGGATAACTTTTGTTTTTGATGTACCACACTCTAAAAACAATCCATGACACATGTAATATTACCATTTTTGACTGCTCTTGCTTTATCGGGTATTGCTGCATATTACTCGGTGATTGGTCTTGCACAGATATTTCCAGGTTCATACTGGCCTATCATCATTATGGGTTCTGTGCTTGAAGCAGCAAAACTGGTAACTGTGTCGTGGGTATACAATCATTGGAAAACAACATTCTCTGCACTCAAACTTTACTTCCTCATTGCTGTGGTTCTGTTGATGGGTATTACATCAATGGGAATCTTTGGGTATCTTTCAAAAGCACACATTGAACATTCAAGCACAATAGCACCACAAGCAGCAAAGGTAGAAATCTATGATGAAAAGATCAAAGTTATTCAATCGCAAATTGAGAGGAACAACAAGAACCTTAGTCAGTATGATGAGGCTGTCGATCAAATTATGGGCAGAACGAAAGATGAAAAGGGGGCTGAACGGGCGAACCAAATTCGTAAAGCCCAACAGAAAGACCGTGAGAGAATCATTGCTGAGACTAAGAGGCTACAAAAAGA